CAAAGGCAATCGTGCTTAGTCCGGCGCCTGTCTCAAGTGTTTTCGTGCCCTTCTTTACATTGGCATTCATCCACTCAAACATGCACCTGGTGAACCCCCAATTGATATGGCCATCTCCAGGTTGGCAAAGCGGCTTGTGCAGTTTAGGCGGTTCGGTCCATAGTCGTTCGTCAATCATTTTTCCCCTCCACGTTCGTTTATGCCTTCGAAAGCCCTGGTCACGATATCGGGCAACTTATCCTTAATTTTTACCACAATACCATCGCCGCATTCGCCCGTCTTGCCATTCCAGTTATGCCAGGCTTTTTGTCGTTCATTGCGACCGGCATCTCGACCATCACGCACAGCATAGAATTCATGCTTTATCGCCATGAGCTTCTTTGACAGCGCATGCCCCAGGTGCCAGATTACAGTATCTGGATTCGCCTCTGCAGCGATGTAGCTCCGGTCGAAAATACATTTGCGGTTTACGTCGTATGCAAGCGGGTGCCTCAAGAAGCTGTACGAATGCCGCCACCATGACCACCGATAATGCGGGCAGGTAGAGCCTGTCGGGTCAAGGAATCTGCCCCATCGCCTGCCTGCTGCTGCTGCCGTGTCGTAGATCCAATGCTTTTCATCATGCCAGAAGTTAAGCCAGCGCGGAGAGCTGAAAGGTATATCTGCTTCAATCCACTTGTCCATGCCAGTCCATATTTCATCACCGTCCAGAATCAGCATGTAGTTGCCAGTTGCGCGAGCCGCACAGAAGTTGCGCATATCACGCTTGTTGCGCCAGCCCTTGCGAGCTTCAATCACGATCTTACCATCTGGGTCAGGGAATTCGTTAATCAGCTTGAGCGAAGCGGCACCCTCTTGCGCGGCCAGGTCTTCAGCCGATATCAATTCGTTTGCGATTGCCGTCGGCCCATGGGCAATGATTATCTCATCCACGTATGGATAGATGCTTTCGATGCTTTCCGGTACCAGCCCCCAATAGCAAATCAACTGTGCGCTGATACGCTTGCGCTTGACAGCGAAGTACGGTATGCCCTCAAGCCTCTTGCGCATTGCACCCATGCCATATTTCGCCTTGTGATCCTCGACCGTTGCCGCAGGTATGGCATAAGCCTCTGGATTTGCGGCAACCATCGCCACCTTCGCGTAGAATTTCTTCCGGTCGCCCCACTTGGCATAGATCAGACGGTCGCCGTACTCCTCATGCAGCACAGGCAGACCATAGGTGATTACCGGCTTTCCACTACACAGTCCTTCGCCCGGTACCATCCCGAAGCCCTCAAACAGACTCGGAGCCAGGATCATGGCCGCACCACGCATCATAGTATACTTTTCGGCGTCTGACCTGGCAGGGAAGCTGTACACACGGTGCAATGACGAGGCTGTCGGCGGACTGTTTAACGTTCCGAAGGCAACCAGGTCCATAGGCACGTCGAGCGCCCACACGGCCTCTATGGCCACGTCACCGCCCTTGTATGGTGCACTTCTTGCGCTGTAAATGGCATATGGTCGACGCGGGAGGTTTGGAATACTTACCGGGCTCTTTGTTGCCAGGTCTAGCGCGAACGTATTGACCGCAGGCGGAAGGATATCTGACCGGATATCGTCACCTGCCCATTCGTGCATGTATTTTTTCGACTGCCCGCTGTTGGCGACAAGGAGCTGAGCCTTGCCGAATACCGATGAATCCATGCCATTTCCCAGGCGCTTGCCGTATTCGTGGACTTGCCTGAGCGCCGCCTTGTCCGGGTTCGCGCATTGCGGGTCGAATAATTCTGGCCAATTTGGAGTCTCGAAATTGAAACACACAAACGGTATATCCTTGTGACCTGCCCTATAGCTAAGCGCTCTCCGGCCAAGATCCCCCTTGCTGTCCGTGACGATAATGTCAAGGTCCACCGGAATCTTGTCACGGCCTTCGATGTAGACGTGAAGATTAGGCTCTGTCGGATAGTCCGCTGCCCACTTAGGCGCCCGGTTCGTAATCAGGAATACTTCGGCACCCAGGTTTGCCAGGGTCCATGCGAATTGGTACATATGGATGCGACCGCCAGAATACTCTTTGCTTGTGACAAGCCATATCCCTATGCGCCGGACGCGTACCATTTCTGGAGCACTGCCGCCCGTTGCGATTACTGCCTTGACGCTTTGCTCTGACGGGCCGATAACGCCGGCCGCCATTAACGCTTTCACCTCTTGCCGCGTTCTGATAGATATTAGGTCGCCTGGTTGCGGGCACGGCTTAAGAGGAAGACCGCGAGCGTCCATAAAGCGATATGGTTTCATCACCCTGAAAAAGACACCCATCTTCAACCCTCCGAATTATCAAGCTCCACGATACCCTGATCGAACTGATGATATTTTTGGCTGTCATTATCCAGTGTCACGCATACCACGCCATTCTTGCGGAGGCTATGGACGACACCCTTGCGCAAATCATTTTCATATACAGCGATAACGCGAGAACCTACTTCAATCTTGCCCGGGGACGACTCAACAATCGGCAAAGTCTTATCGCCGCAATGCTCGCGGATATGGCGAATGGCGAGGATAGGAGTAAGCCCGTGGCGTTCTGTTACTTCCCGTATTTTTGTCTCGACCTCTTCTACCGTGATATCCAGATCCTCAGCCAGCGCAACGGCTTCTACTGATACGGGATCAATTGCCCATGTATCAGACTCCGGCTCCGGCTGTACTGCTGGAGTTTTGCCGAGAATTTCACCGCGGGGCTCTGAATATTCAACCTTGCTGAGCGGGTCTTTGATTGCCCCTGTTTTCAGATACTGTTTTTCCTCTGCCCGTAACTTGATTTCTACATCGGTACCGACTTTGACGCCAACGCGCTTACCCTCGCAATTGGTTATGACTACACCTGACTTCACGACGTGATAAGTCTTGCTCATTGCTTGTCCCTCCGACTGAAGATAAAGCGGAGGCAGGACCATTCCTGCCCCCGCTGTTTCGTTGCAACTTCAACCGCTACGATCAGCTTGCGGCTTCGTCGAGAATCGCGCCAGCAAGAGGCTGTACCATCTCGCCACCTGCGACGAGATAAATCGCGAAGGAAGCGACGTTGTTGCGGAATTTATAATCGTCACTCCGACGGAATACGATCTCGTCTTCCATCGCCACATAATACTCGGTCAGGTCGGCAAATACAGTGTCGCCGTCACTGCCAAGTGAATTCAACCGGGTCGTCGGCATGTACGGCTTACCCACCAACCTATCATACGCACCGGTGCTTGTGTTTAGCGAGAACAGTGGGCGATCATCGCTATCAACCTTCTTTTCAAGATGCTGCATAACCGCGTCCTCAACCAGGAACGTGCCGTTTGCGCGGATAGGCGGAGCCAGCTTGTATTTCAGATCCACAAGGTCTTCATGATTCACCTCCGATGCAGTTGTTCGGCTGACTGTCTGGATGCCTGCGGTATTGACGATGCCAGTAGGCTGTCCGGTACCGGAGCCGGTCGTCAACGCCGTATCAAGTGTCGCCATGAGCGAACGCTGACCGAGATTGCCGATAAATGCTACCAGGTCGATTGCAGAACGCGCCAGCATGCGATGCGTGAATTCTGTATACAGGGACAGCTCGTGCGTGCTGATAGTTACCTGCTCAAAGACAGGATCAGCAGCAGGCTTACTTCCGCCCTCTGAGGTCCATTCAGCAACGAACCCGCCATAATAATCAGACGTGGTTTGCTGTAGTCGAGGAATGGTCACGGTACCGGTCGTGGAATTGAGTACAGTCGCACGAGTAACAAGATGTGGCTCTTCGGTCGGTAGCTGCAAGACCATTGCCCGGAAATCCTGCGGCACAAGGTACCCCATATCGGTATCGCTGGACTTGTTGGGCAAGGCATTACGTGACATGGGCATCGCAATATCTTCGAGCTCCATGCTCAGCATTTTGATAACGCGGGGCCCTAGCATCTTCTGGCGAATGGATTCAGGAGCTCTAAAGCCGGTCTGGCCTTCTGCGAATTTGTCAGACTTGACGCGGATCATGTCGCGTTGCTGGTCGCCAAGACGTGCGGCACCATCTTTGTCGGTCAATGCTTGCACAAAAGACTTAATGTGCACCCTCTCGCGCTCCATGTAATCGTTAGGAGTTGCGGCTACGCGGGGTCCACCGAGAGATGACATCCCTGCTGTAGCGGTCTGCGTGAGATCATCAATTGTCTTTGTCGCGGCATTTGCGCGCGCCAATTCTTTCGCCTCTTCGACCTTCTCTTCCATCGCCTTAACAAGCCCGCTTACCTCAGCCTTCTTTTCCTGATAGGCTTTCTGTGCGGCCTTGATTGCGTCCTGGTCGGTACCTTCTTGCGCCTTTACCAGCGCCTCTCGCAAAGTCGCAAGTGCTTCCTGTCCATCACCAAAGGCTTTCTTGACGGCCTCAAGGTCAATTGCCAACATGTTAGCGGTCGTGCTGACCAGTCCGAGTCCACCAAAAAACGCCAATCCCGTAAGGATCATAAGAAAAATATCCATCTTTACACCTCCAATAATTCGCTTGTGAGTTGCTGGAAACTGGCATTCATCTTCTCTTCCTCAGCCCACATATCAGCTTCGGAGATAGCCTTTGCTCCCGTATTTGCGTCTGCACGGCCCTCATCGTCTGGTGTTCCCGTCGCGTCCTGGTCATCGGTACGGCCCTGATCTTTGGGTGTCGCCGGTGTAGGTTCGCCGTCGGTACGGCCTTCATCATCGGGTGTTACTTCCGCCTTGTACATCTTGATAATTAGCTTCAATATCTTTGCCTCTTTAATTAGGGTCTTGCCCTCGATTTCTTCTGATTGTATGGCCTCAAGCTGGATGATAGTCCTGGCTTCGCTGGCGTCGCTGACGGTCTGTATCTCTGTCTCTGCTTTGCCGCTGGCCACGCGCTCCGCCATGCTCTTTGACAGGGCGCTCTTTGACAGGCTTACGTCCGGCATAGCTTTGCCCACGGAGTCTGATACTGCCTGCGTATGGTCAAGCAAATAGATTTTCGCCTTGCCCTCGGCCATCTTGCGCTCGGTAGCCAATACTTCCAGGTATGCTTCAATTGCCTTCTGCGTGTACTCTGGCAGGTCAGGTTTCAGTGCGTCAAACAGTACCATGTTGCGGCTTAGTTCTGATTTGACTTCCTGGTTGTCCATGCCGTCAAGTTTCTTTGTTAGCGTGTACGGATTCTTTGGCACCGGGCAGGCTGAAAGTTCAAGCATCTCTGCCTCTTCGACAATCGAGTAACCCCATAGCATCACACGGCCATCTTCCTCGGCCTCTTTTTGCTCTTCGTCGGTTGGCTCGATGTATTGCTTCTTTGTGGGCAGGAAGCCTATCGACCATGCGCGGAGATCACCATCGACGTAAAGCCCAAAGATTTCCCGTGCGAATGGAGTATTAGCGAACTGCACAACCGCCTCGACACGATCATCGTAAACATCAATAGACAATACGTGGCCAATAGGTGGCTTGTCCATATTGTGCGACCATAGCACGACTGGATTTGCCATGTAATTTGCAAAATCAATACCCTTTGGCGTAACACGGTCGCCGACGCGATCCGGGTCATTCGTGGTCATAATCACACGCATGGTCCGGTTTTTCTTGTCGATAGACTGCACATCACCGATAATCGCCTCAAACATTGGCTCAGGTGGCTTTGTGTGGTCGTTCAGCAATACCATGTTATCTCCTTTGTGGGCACGCCAATATTTTACAACATCAGTTTTTCTCTATCTGCCTCATATCTACAATTGGCTTAAGTCCGCATCTTCCGTGTGGGTGAAGCGGGGGGTGCCTAATGCCCATACCTTCGTGCGCACGCATACGACGTATTTTAGTATTCTTGCCGGACCCGACTTCAACTTCTAACTGCTGCCCTGGTGCAAGGAAATCGTCTTTCGTCATAATGATAGTACCGTCCATACTCCTGCAAAATGGGCAGGTCAGGTCGTCTTTCGCCGTGATCCACATCTCGGCTGGCACTCCCATAGCCTCATATCGTTGCTGCGCACCCTCGTTCATGCCCCAGATAGAGCAGGTCCGCGCTATTAGATTTGCCCTGTAGAGTGAATCTGCGATACCGTAACGCTCGAGCTGTGAAGCTATTTCGCGATGGGTGACACCTCGCCAATATGGGGCGCCTGTCACCGGGTCGATTTTAGGGTTGCCGTCATCGTCAAGTACCGGGATCTTCTCAGTCGCCGCCATGTCGAATATGCGCTTGATCCGCTTAATGCTTGTCTCCGTCTCAAGCTTTGAGGTAAATGTCAGGTATTCATCGACGGCTGTTTTGGTGCCTGGCAGCAAGAACCGATCCTTTGTAGGCCAAGTCATTACTGGATTGCCCTTGCATTCGACCATGAATTCGTTGACAGACTTGCGGCCAAGCTGAAGAAGCCCCATTTTCGTACCATCATATGCAATCGGCATAAGCCGTGGTTCCTGCGCATTCTTTAGGTCTTCTGGCCATGTCTCGTAGGCATTCCATGGTATCGGATCGTCCGCGCCATCCCTGACCAGTCTCGCGGCCTTCAGGTAGTGCTCGCGTAGTGGAGTGAGAACTGCCCTCTTGTATCCGCGCACGTACTGGTCAGCACGTTGATTTGTGATCTTAACAATGCGCTGGTCGCGGGTCATCGCCATTTGATTTCTTCCTTGAATTTCCGCCACCACTGTAATCTCATGCGCCTGGGCATGATTACGTTTTGCGTATAGGTACCACACACCGGGCATTCTGTGAAGCGTGGAGCCAGGCCGCTGCAGTATGGACACCGACCACGAATAAGCCTTATATATCCTATTAAATATCGTATTGTCTTAATCATTTATGCCCTTTGAGTGGACTTAGATTCACGATCCGCTTAGAGAATGACCTCCCGCAAGCTGTACACTTCGCGCTAAACTCGTGAGACTCCATGCCCATGTTGCCACAATTAGGACATGGAATCTCGTAACTGAGAAATGCGCCGTGACAGATTTCCAGGTCAGACAGTTGCCGCGAGCTTTTGAATTGCAAGCTTGCTCCCCTTGTCGAGCATCGAGAACACGGTTTTCGGCCTGGCAATTACCATCTCCCGGAAGAATGCTTTGTGGATCTTTGCCCTGCGCCCTTTGATCTTAGCAAACCGGACGAATGCCACCTTGCGCGTTCGATGATCTGGCGCCCTCTCTGGCGCGTTCAGGTCAACGACTTTCCATTGGCCAGCCTCGTACCATGATATGCCCGGGTCAACTTATTTGAATACAAACCCTGCGGCCTTCAGCGTGCTGACCAGCGGATCTTCCAGATTGTTCTTGCCGACGATTATTTCCATGTGATCCCTCCTGCAAGTGATTACTCTTCGTCCACAGCCTCAGCAGGCTTTACCGGACTTACGTCTTCGGGTGGTGCATCTGCTAATATCGACCTGTCGCCAAGCGGTTCAATTTCCTGCACTAGGTCTTTCGTCCTAACAAAACTATACCCCATTGGCACCTTCCATAAGTCTTCAGTGCCAGGCTTAGCGTCAAACCCTGAAATTGCCCTTGCCTCTGCAAGATCGCATAGCGTTCCGTCGAACGCCGTTGATGCCCGCGTCGTGAGCTGCACAAAGTCTTTTTGCAAAGCTTTGACATTGCTATAATCAAAGTAGATTTCTATTGTCTGATCCTTCTCGCCCTCGCCGCGGATAAGCCCCTCGGTGAAAATGAACGAATCGCTATCCCAGAAATCGATAACCGTCGTCTGATAGAAGCCGTTGCGAGCCTCGCCGACATTGCTCCACGGGCTGTTTTCGAGCCCGACACGCACGCCGACAAGGATAGGAGGAACGCCATAGGCCGCGCAGATCCGTGCTTCGCTCATGTTACTAAGTCCTGGCCAATCGAGATCTTTTAATGGCTCCAATACTTCGGCGGTAGCATCCTCTCCCGATAATAGCAACGGACTGCCCTTGTGACCCTTGCCTATTTTCTCTCGCAGTTTTGCGCGTAAATCGTCTTTCTGAGGCTTTGTGAATTCCGCCTTTTGCTTGATAACGAGCCCCGGTACGTGCATGTTTGCCAGCATCTCCGCCAGGTAGTTCTCGCGCTCTGTGTCGATTTTGTAATCTCTGTATGCTGCCTCGAGCGGGCCCACGCCCTCAGTAAAGTTGTCAGGGTCAATGAATCGCCCGTATATCATATCTTCCGGCTGGACGATCTGCGTGCGGCCAAATCCGTCGATAGTAATCTCATAATGGTCAATGAAGCGACGTTTATCACCCTCTACAAGCTTCCGGTCTGGCGACTTTACTTTGACCCAATGAGTAGGCAACGGCCACATTTCGGTAACGACACCCAAACGATTACGCCATTTCCATATGTGGCTGCGTCCCGTGCTCAATAGGTGCGACCGATGATATTGCATGAAGACATCCCAATTCATGTCTGGGTTTGGGCGCCGTACGAGCTTCATTACAGGGCTGTTTTCGATTGCCTTAAATGATCCGTCTTCCTGCTTCTTGCCAATGCGAACAATGGCCTCGGATGTCGCGTGTACGATTCGCTTTGTGCATGCGTAGATGATGGAGCTTGACCGGTATGCCTGGTCCTTTTGCTCGTTTGTAAGCGCGCCCCATACTTTGTCGGCTCCGACCCAAGATCGCTTAAAGAAATTTTCAAAGTCTCTGGCCGATATTGATTCGACTGATTTCTGCGTTAATCCCTTCATGCCCCACATTACGGCGGACGCTCTAATCCCATCAAGCCAGCTCATGCTTTGTCTCCATCATATGTTTGTCGGCAGTACCATTTTGCTATATATTACCATAGGGTATCAACGGTAATCCGACCAGTATCAACGTCTGCAAAGGTCAACGCAAGAGCATCGGCAAGGTCTGGACTGCGGCCAAGACGCTTTTTGATCTCGTCTTTTTCCTCAATCTTTAGCTTTCCGTTGCTCGTTATTTTGTACCTCGGAACCGCACATTCGGCTGCAAGGTCTGCGTATTCCCTGGGAATTAGTAGGCACTCTCCGTCCGGGTCAAAGGCCAGTCGCGCACCCCAATAGCATTGCGCACGGCAATTCAAGAAGTCGGGGTCAGTTGCCCCGGCTCCACCAATCACAGGCCGAACCATTAGCATCTGTTCGTGCAGCCTGTCGGTAACTGCACCGCCAAGGCCCGTATCGTCGATATAGGTCTTGTCCGGCGCTATACCCCATTCCTCCATAGTTTTCTTTGTGAGCCCAGCTGTTTCCATCGTGCTTTTCTTTGATGTCACTATCGTATGGCGCACGGCCCTTGCGTCCCGTATCAGCAATACCGTTCGGTCAGAGCCGTAGCGTGCGACATCAACGCCCAAGTATAGCGGCGGTATGATCCTGCCAACCGCCTCGACAATAGCATCCTCAAGCCATGTCTTTGGTATGACGGTATCCTCTTCAGAATCCGGGAACTCTCCCAGGACGCGGGCAATGTGTTGGTGTGACCCCTTGCCCCACTTGCGCGTCATTCGTTCGACCCAGGTACGGGTAGCCAGCCCCGGGACAACGTTTTTTCCGGTTATTACATTCGGTGATTCCATCGCCGATATGTGGATGTTTTTCCAGTCAGGATCTCCGAAGGTCGCATGAAATGGCCCGGCTGGACGCAACGGGTTCCCGACGAGCAATACCTTTGACCCCTCAGTCGAGCAAAGGCCCATGATCGCGTCAAAGATATCCTCTTCCAGTGCGCTTGCCTCATCGACAATCACAAACACGCCATGCGGTGTCCTGAAGCCAGAGAAGTTTTCCGGCGTCTTGGTACTGACAGCGAAGGCTCCCCATTGAGGCCCCCACTTCCACTCAAGGTTGAGTATGTCGCCCTGGTTTGTTATTCCGCCGTCGATGTTTGGCGCATTTGATTTTATTCGGTGTATCTCTGGCCATAGCGTGCGCTGTACGCTAGTCCACGAGCTGCTTGTGGTCACTGCATACCCTGGACGATGGCCGGCGAGAAACCACGGCACAAGCGACGCTGCAGTAAATGATTTGCCAATACCATTGGCAGAGCGCACAGAAATCAGGTCGTATTTCGCAACGGCCCGGACGATTTCCTTTTGTTTTTGCCAGTAGTCTAGGCCAAGCACGTGTTTTGCAAACCATTCGGGATCAGTCCTTGTCTTTTGCTTGACTCTTCGTGCTCTCTCCACTGTAGTCTTTTTCGTCTGCATCTACTGCCTCGTCGTCGTCTTCGGCCATGTCCAATATATCGCCTATTGTCTTTGGTGGGTTTAGGTAAAGATTGCTTGATGTGTCATATCCCCTGTCCTTGCCTTTGGTGCTTGCAACGAACTTGGCCGCAGATACAGCAGCAGGTATATTCTTCCGTTGCGTCATGGCCAGTAGCAGTGTGTGCTCTGCGATGTCAACGAACCTAGATTTTATCTGCGCAAGTTTTGCCGGGTCCTTGAGTGCTCTTTCGCGCGCCGCCTGCCTGGTATACGTCTGCCCGATGAGTTTCGATATGGCTTTAGCTGCATACGCATAGTTGCCGCATGACTTCTCCAGTGCCTCCCAGAATTGCGCATCCTCGACCTTGCTCCTGGATCGCGCTTTAATTGGAGTACTGCGTTTGCGTACCTTCTTTTTCGTTGTTTTCTTCTTAAGCATGGCGATATGTCCAAAATGACAAGCTAGGTTAGGTTACGATCTTTGATTTAATTTGTTACTGATTACCGGGACAACAAGACGCCGGACAAACGCGGCTGGTGCCTCGCCAGTATCGCGCGACAGACTTTCGATGGCCAGGTATTCGGCGTCAGTGAAAGACGGTCTGATTATGTTCTTACGCTTTTGTGCGTCGCTTATTGCCGGGCGACCTGCTGGTGATGCCATGTGTCTACTCCTTATTTGTCTGCTTTGTTTATACAACTATAGCTATTTTGTATCCGATAGAAATACGCCAGCCGCATGAACGGTTGGCGTATTTGTGATTGATATATTGATATATTGATTCAGACTCTATCGGTTCATTTTCTGAATTTCCACTCCTTTAATGCCGTATAGCGGGGCTATGATTTCTGATATGCTAATTAATTGTTCTGGCGAAAATGAAATTAACTTGCGCTTTTCGGTTGACCATGTTAGCTTTTTACGTGCCATTTTTTATCTCCATTTCGGTTTGTTTGTTGTTGTCGTAGTCAGTCGTTAGCGATTTAGCCACAATGCGTTCCTCACAAGCCTCGCCATATGCAACCGGGCGGAACTCATTTATCAGTGTCTCGGAGTCAATCACGCGATACGGGAAGAACGATCCGCCTTTTTTCCTGTCGTCGTAAACCACATGGTACGTTTCCCCGTCCGCTTCTCGCATACGTTCAGCGGCAAACTTGGCTTTCTTAAATTGCTTCTTGGCTTCAGATAGCTTCATTTGATTTCCTTTCCTTGCGTAGCATTACGCTTCTCGTTATCCTAAAACCATTTCCATCCGATATACATCGCGTTCGAGTAAAACTGTATGCGCAGTTCGCCGTCAACGATCACGCGCAATCCGAACGGCCTCTTTGTTACCTTTACCAGCACAATACCGTTGATGTCCTTGACCATGATTTTGAGCAGTTTTTTGTAATGGTCCCAACCGTCAAATCCCTTTTGCTCAATCCACATGAAATGCAGACAGCATAGCCTACGCTCAATCATGCCCATGATCCAATTGACCCGCTCTGCCTGTTTGGTCGTCATTGCAAGCTCTCCCGCACTGCGAACATTTCAGCCATATCGACGACCGCAAGCTTTTCAGCGAAGCCCCATTGCTTCATCTTTGCCAACAGCTTCTTGCCGTTAATGTGCCACGACACGTCTGTATCTTCCTGATTGATTATGTCTTCAGTGTCATATGTCAGATAATTGACCGACCAGCTTTCCTTGATCGATATGTCGTTTATGATATGGCAGAAAAAAGCCTTCTCTTCTTCGCTCAACTTCGGCATGTATCGGTGGCATGTCTCATCGTACCGATTAAATATGCGCTGGATCACTGACGACCTGCTGCCCGATTTGCCATCGCGCTTGGCCAGCGCCTCGCGGGATTTAGCAGTCAGGTAAATATTGATCTTGTTTTCATTTCG